TCACACGTGACTTCATGGAGAGATTTATTATTTGTTCTTATATTTCAACATCAACCTCAACACCAGATTTGAATTCAATGTTAACTTTTTCTTCATACACTGTGACCTTCTCAATAAGCCGCCTTACCAGTTGCTCATCATATTCCTCTAGCTCGCAGGACTGCTCATTCAAGAAATCAGTCATTTCAGCGATTCGTTGCCTTTTTCTTTCACGCTCAGCATTCTCTACAAGTGCATTTTGCTTTAATTCTCGAAGGCGGTAAATTTTATCAGCCACATCTTCATAGTCATTCTTGGACTTTGCTTGGACAAGAAGCTGTTGTTGTAATTCTTCCAATTTGCTATCAAGGCCATCAGTGGCATTATCATTTTCTTCATTAAATATAGTAGCTATGTTTTTCTGTAGCACCTTGAGGAATGGGTCTTTGTTAGCCAAAAGTTCGTTAATAGCCTTAACTACTGCTGTCTGCAATGTTTCCTCATTTATGGTAGGGGCAGTGCATTCAGACCCTTTTTCCTCCAATCGGCTGACGCATCTCCAAACAATAGACTTGTATCCTCGGTTATTCCAATGTACCCGTCGGTAAATATCTCCACAGTTTCCGCAGTAAACAATACTTGATAAAGCATACTTGCTGCTATAGACTCGCTTTTTACCGCCTTTGCCCCCACGAAGATTTGCTCTTCGAACCATCTCTTCTTGAACTTGCATAAAAAGCTCACGTGGGATGATAGGCTCGTGGCTGTTTTCTACATAATACTGAGGAACGATGCCGTTATTCTTGACCCGCTTTTTAGAAAGGAAATCAACCGTATATGTTTTTTGTAGAAGGGCATCACCGATGTATTTTTCATTCTGCAGTATCTTTTTCAGTGTTTCTGGTCTCCATTTGGCTTTGCCTGCCGCTGTTAGAATACCGTCTGCTTCTAGTCCTCTTGCTATTTGTAAAAGGCTGGCTCCCTCTAGGTACTCCCTGTAAATCCGTTTAACAACCTCAGCACCCTCTGGGTCAATCACTAATTGCTTGTTTTCATCCTTGGTGTATCCAAGGAAACGCTTGTGATTGACCTGGACTTCACCTTGCTGATATCGATACTGAATTCCCAGCTTAACGTTCTGACTTAAGGATTGACTTTCCTGTTGGGCAAGGGATGCCATGATGGTCAGCAATACTTCACCCTTAGAATCCATGGTGTTGATATTCTCTTTCTCGAAGAATACCGCTATGTTTTTATCCTTTAACTGACGGATGTATTTAAGGCAATCCAACGTGTTTCTGGCAAATCGGCTGATGGATTTTGTGATAATCATGTCAATTTTTCCTGCCATACATTCTTCAATCATGCGGTTGAACTCTTCACGCTTCTTGGTATTTGTACCTGTGATGCCGTCATCTGCAAAAATACCTGCCAGTTCCCATTCCTTGTTCTTCTTAATATATTTTGTATAATGCTCGATCTGAATTTCATAACTTGAAGCCTGCTCTTCACTATCCGTTGAAACACGACAGTAAGCAGCCACTCGTATTTTGGGTTTGCTTTCACTATTTTTATTATTTCCAACCCGTTTAATTGCCGGAATCACTGTTACATTCCTACTTACCGCCACTTGTTACACCTCACTTTCTATCAGACTGTAAGCATATTCCGCCTGCTTGTATGGATCTTCATATTTTTGCACCAGAGGTTTTACTTTGAACTTTACAGGGTAATCCCTTACCGGTTCATCTTTAGGCTCCCATATCCTTCCGAGCTTTTCTGCTCGTTTTCGTTTTTCTACTCTGGCTTTTTCAAAGGTCTCTTCATCAATAATTGGAGGGTAGAATTCATCGCCCAAGTAATGCTTGTTCTGCAACATCTTACTTGCTGTGGCATGGTAGCAGTCTATCCCAGCTTTTTTAGTAGCACCCTTCAAAGAAAGTCCTGCCAAGTAACCTGAAAATAATTCTTTTACTTGTTCTGCTGCTATTTCATCTACAACAGCCTTTCCATCTTCAATTCTATATCCATAGGGTGTGTGACCCATCTAATTCACCAACCTTTCCTTCAATGTGATTCCACATTTTAATTCAAATCCAACTTCCTCTCGTGAAAATACCATAATCTTTTCTACGTAATTTTCAAACAGCTCATCCTCATAGGCTGTAAGCATTTGGGACTTAGTTGCAAACTTAAGCAGACGGTCAACCTCTTCAACTTTTGTAAAATTCCCATTGACGGAACGAGTAAGTTGATCCTTTTCGACAAGAAGCCTTTCTCTTTCTGCTTCCAATGAATTCTTTTCTTTATTAAACAGAGCAGGTTCCAGATATCCTTTGGCCATTAAACCCGTCAGCATCTGACTCTGCTCCATGTTGTTTTCAATCTTAGTTTCCAACTCTTCAATTCTACGAAAACTCGCTACATTATTCTGGTTACGTAACCCATTCAAAAGTGGTCTTAATATGAACTTCTGACCGTAAATGAGTTTATTCATCATCGTAACAAAAGCAGTCTTTATATCTTCATCTCGAATGAACTGCATAGAACATTCCGTTATATTGCCTATATGCTTACTACAGCACCAAGCGACGTATTTTCTTCCAGATGAATGAATTCGTCTTTTAAAGGTACTGCCACATTCCGAGCAAATAATTTTGCCAGAAAAGGAATATCGGTTTTGATATTTACTGTTGCGCTTTTCGATGCCTTTTTCCTTTGCTCTCTGATTGAGAACGACATCTACAGCTTCAAAATCTTCATGGCTAATAATTGCCTCATGATGGTTTTCTACTAAGTACATATTTTTCTCACCGTAATTGGTGTGCCTGTTAAAATGGCTGTCAGTATAGGTCTTTTGCAAAAGTACATCACCAGTATATTTTTCATTGGTCAAAATTCCTCGAATGGTAGTAGCCGTCCAACGGCCACCTCTTTTTGAAGGGATACCCTTTTGATTAAGATCATTTGCAACTTTCTGTGTACCTTTACCCGATAACACTTCTGCAAAAATATACTTTACAATTTCAGCCTGCTTAGGAATTACTATCATTTGACCATCCATGTTTTGATAGCCATAGGGTGGATAGGAAATTTTAAAGGTTCCGTTTTGAAATCGTCTTTGAATGGCCCACTTCGTATTTTCTGAAATGGAAATCGATTCGCTTTCTGCAAGTCCGCTTAAAATAGAGAGCATCAACTCGCTTTCCATTGTCCCCGTATTGATGTTTTCTTTCTCAAAATAAATATGAACCCCAAGGCCGATCAGTTTGCGAACCATCTCCAAGCAGTCTGTAGTATTTCTCGCAAATCGGCTGATGGACTTTGTAATAATTAAGTCAATCCTTCCAGTTTCACAGTCTGATAACATTCTAAGCAAGTCAGAGCGGTTTTCCTTTTTCGTGCCACTGATTCCCTCGTCATAATATAAGCCTGCATATTCCCATTCTGGGTTCGCCTTTATGTAGGTCTCATAATGAGCCTTTTGTGCTTGCAAGCTGACTAGCTGTTCATTACTATCTGTGGAGACTCGGCAGTAGGCAACTACTCGTGTTTTTGGCTTAATAAAAGAGTTGGCAAGATTTCCTTCTATTTTCGTTATCTTTTTCATCCTCTCACCTCCTTCTTGGTAGGTCACATATTACCTCTGAAACCCTTATATATCAACGATTTCAGGGCATTATCTCTGCCAAATAAGGGGAGAAAGTTTGGCGGTTGAGTGCGTCTATCTTGTTGAATTCCACTTCAGTTATTAAGCCTTTTTCGAGCATCTTTCTAAGTAATTTTTCTGCCTGGATATAATCAAACTCACGTTGTAACCGTTCCTGTGATACTCTCTTTAGTGCAGTGCTTTTGTCTATAACTTCATCTGATATCTTCGTAACTTTTTTATCCTCGTGCTGATTCACTGAGAATCACCTCCTACCTAATAGCCGTGGGAACAGGTCGAAGTTGAGGATTTGTAGAATTTAATTTGAATCAGAGCATAAAAAAAGAGCCTGCAAGGGAAGAACCCCCACAGGCTACATACATTTAATAGTTTGATATATTATTTGAG